ATTTTAATAGGTGATTTGCCAATAACATCGCTTACTGGCAACTCTCGCGCACAGGTTGTAGCTAATAACTTGTATGACAATGTAGTGCAGAACGAACTAACAAAGTATCGTTGGGGCTTTGCTCGTAAGAAAGCACAACTTAATAAAGACGCTACAGCTATTGTTGGCACAGAGTGGAATGCTAAGTACACCTTGCCATCTGACTTACTTACACTAATTAAGCTGAATCCAAATCAGCCATACCAAATTATTGAAGACAAGGTTTATATAAATCACAGTGGTGACTTGTACTGTGACTATATTGCTAATGTCTCTGAAGCAGAGTTTCCTGTGTACTTCTCTAAGATGATTGAGTATGCACTAGCTAAAGACTTTGCTATGTCGATACGCGACAATGCTACAACAAAAGAAATTATGGCTATGGAGTATCAAAATCAATCGCGCATGGCTAGATACACTGATAGTCAGCAACATCCAATAACACCAATACAGAGTAGACCATTCCTTGATGTGAGGTACTAATGGCTAGAAGTAACTTTGTCCAAAACAAGTTTGTTAGTGGTGAGTTATCTGAAAGCATTAAAGCTAGAACAGACCTCGACCAATACTATCAGGGCATGGAAATTGCTACCAACGTAGTGACCACCCCTCAAGGTGGCGTTAAAAGACGTATGGGTTCTGAGTTTATTGACGTTCCACAGGGTAAAACTGTGCGAATAACTGGTAGCTTTACTTTTAGTTCTAGCAATGTAAAGTCAGGCAGTAATGTTAATAATCTTGCTGATAATAACCCATCAACCGTAGTAGAGTTTGATGGTATAGGCTCTAATGCTAATGTAGTAATATGGCAAAATACATTTTCTAATAGCCCAACCTTTACCAAAACTGTTAGCTTTATTGACCTTATTGGCATTAAGTTTAGTTTAGATGTTTCTAGCACAGAGTTTCTTTTGGAAAGCTCTACTGATGGTAGCACTTGGGGAGCAGACGGTACAAACGAACAAAGCATTGTTGTTCCAAAGATTACAAACTTTGAGCAAAACATGCGGCTTAGAGTTGATATTCCTGTATCTACTACTGGCGGTCCAAATACATACGTTAGACGTTATTGGAGATTAGTCCGCAGGGCAAGCACTCCATTAGGTCTGGCTGTTATGTCTATAAAGGATGTAAACTTCTATGAGTTAGATACGGCTAATATATCTGAAGATTACAAATTGCATAAGTTTGAAGTTAGCAAAGATGACAGTTTTTTGTTGTTTTTCCAACCATCTAACTTACGCATATTTAGAGTAACAGCTACAGCGACAACATATCTACAAGACATTAATCATGGATTAGGCACAAACTACCCTAATCGTGTTGCTAGTAACGAAAATGTATTATTACTGTTCAACAAGAATGTTGCACCTAGACGCTTAGTGTATAACTTTAATAATGATGGCTTGTTTTATTACGACACTCCTACGTTTACAAATATTCCTAGATATGACTTTGATGACCGAAATAGTCCAACTGAAGTAGCCGCAGTTAATACAGTTACATTTCACTCTAATTATGTTGCAGGTGATAAGTATCAACTAGAAGTTGATGGAGTATTAAGTAAAGAGATTGTATATCATGGCGATGCTGACACTGACGAGCAAACTGCTACAGCAAGGTCTATGCAGGTAAATCTTCAGGATATGCCTGTTTTTGGCGATTCTGGCATTTCAGTTGCAAGAACTGGCACTGATGAATACACCGTAACAATGGCAGGCGATTCTGCTAACGACTACCCTTTAATGACAGGCTTTGGCACTACAAACGCACACCCAATAACATTTAATGGGTATACGCAAGGAAGAGATACAAAAGAGCCTATCTGGAGTGCTACAAGAGGCTATCCAAATCTTGGTGTATTTGCAGAAGGCAGACTATGGATTGGTGGCACACGCGACAAGCCACAGGTTCTAATGGCATCACAAGCAGGATTTTACTTTGATTTCAAAGTAGAACGAGGAGAAGCAACCGAAGGGTTTTTGTTTACTATTAATGGGTCAAAGAGTGCTATCGTTGACGTTACTGGCGGTCGTGGCGTTACAGTATTTACTGAGGGAGCAGAGTACAGTATTACAGGCAACACTCCTGCTACGCTTGATGCCCAACAGCAGACGCAACATGGTAGCTTTAGTGAAGATGTACCTACACTAGCCCTAGACGGCACTACATTGTTCGTAGACCGCAATGGCAGAACACTTCGACAGTTCATCTTTGATTACAGAGAAGAAGGCTTTAGAAGCGTAGATATGTCTGTATTATCATCACATCTGATTAGCGCTCCTGTAGACATGGATGCGGTTACTGCGGTATCAGCAGATGATGCTAACTATGTATTTGTTATTAACGCTGATGGTACTGCTATCGTAATGAACACATTGCGCGACCAAGACATTACAGGATTTACTAAGTTTGACCAAATTAGAGTAGCTGTTGATGGCAGTGAGATACAAGGCAGTAATACTAACTTTGCAGGTTCTGTAGATAAGTATAAGCAAGTTGTTTCTGTAAACAATGTTTTGCACGTTTTATGTCAAACAGGCGGCGTTGCTACTAGTGGTTATGAGTTTACATTATCGCGACTCACATTAGATCACTTGATGGATATCAGTGTTAAGTTTGCGCCTAGTTCATCGCCAGATGGTAATGGCAATTATCATCCGCAGTATCTTACTGGGACAAAACATTTATCAGGCAATCAGCTTATTAATGTTGTAGCGGGTAACAGCGTATTACCACCAAGATATGCGGCACAGTATGCTAACGTAGTTGAACTTACAGATGCAGAAAGAAAACTAAATGCTACTATAGAGGTAGGTCGTAACTTTGTGCCTACTGTCAAACCCATGCCATTAAGCACCATGATGGCTAGTGGTGACAACATACAGATGGCATTAAAGCGCGTAGATAGAATGAATTTGCGTGTAATTAACTCAGCAGGTGTTAATATAGATGGTGTAGCTGTACCTGTAAGAGAGTTTGGAGATTCTGGTAGTAGCCCACTAAATACATCTTTAGTGCCGTCTACAGGGATTATAGAAGACAATAACGGTGGTAACGGTTGGGGTAGAGAGGTTGTTCCTAAGATAACAGTGCCAGACCCAACACCATTTCATTTATTAGCAATAGATTACGAGATTAGTTCTTAGAGGTTATTATGTGGCAGTTAATTGCATTGGCAGGTGCGGCACAAGCGTATGGGCAATACCAAACAGGTAAGGCGCAAGAAGCACAAATGAAGCGTCAGGCAGAACAAGAACGCTTACGCGCTCAGACTGAAGAGCTTGCTAGGCGTGAGGAGTTAAATCAGGCGATTGCCGCTAATCAGGTTGCTATGGCTATGAGTGGTATAAGTGGCGCGACACCACAAAGTGTATCTTTAGAATCTGCTCGACAAACAACCACTAGCGAAGCGGCTATAAGTCTCAGTGAAAAACTAAAACAACGTCAACTTATTAGAGAAGGTAAAGCCGCGGCATATGCAGGAAGAATTGGTGCTGTAGGCACTTTATTAAAAGCTGGCGCAGATGCCTCTGCATCAACATAGGATAAAACATGGCTATTAAACCTATTACAAGATATGGAAAGTTTACCCCTACTGATGTAGATCGGTCAGGTGAAATTCGTATGCGCGCACTTGCAGGTCTTAGTGAGCAGGTTTATGACATCACTCGTGACGTTGTTAAAACTAAGCGTGAGCAAGAAGCTGTTGGTGAAGCAGTACAAGCGGCAGAAGAGTCTCGTCAAGTTGATCCTGTAACTGGCAAAGTGACTTATGGTGAGGTAGAAAAAAGAAGTGCATTTAAGTTTGGGTCTGCACAATTCAATCAAGCATTAAACGCAACGGTACGAAGTCAGCGTGAGCAAGATAGTCGAGCTAAAATTGCTGAGTTTAAAGAAACATATAGAGATGATCCTTCAGGTTTTCAAAGCGCATCAGAAGGATATTTAAAAGGCTTGTTAGAAAGCGCACCAGAAAAAATGCGCCCAACAATAAGGCAAGATGTTAGCAGTCGCATACTAACTGCACAAACAACGATCAACACTAACTTTCAAACAAAACAAAAAGAAACTGCTATTAATTTGCACAAAGGCAACATCAATGATGGTGTAGCTGAAATGACTAGGCTCATTGTTAAAGGTGAAGACGCAACTGTAGAATACAATAGCACAATAGAGTCTATAAAAGCTTTAGCAGAAGTCGATGAGTCGTATGATTATGAGCAAGCTGTAACAAACTTAAATAAAAAAAGAGATGAAACTGCAAGAACAAAAAAATTATTAGACACAGCAGAAACAAATGTATCACAAGCATATAAAGATTTATTGGATTTAGAAGATAAAATACCATCAAACTATTCAGCAGATGAATGGGGAAAGTATTTAGAAAATACTAGAAAACGTATTAATGTTAAAAAGTCTGTAATTGAAAATGCAAAAATTGTTGATAAACAAGCAGAAAGAGAATTTGCTGATGGCGTTACCGCGCAAGTTGCTATGGGTCAAGATTATAATGAAGAAGATTTAGAAAAAGCTCTTGCAATATATGAAGGCACAGACGCTAAAAAGAATTTAGAAGATGCTGTTCAAATACATGAATACAAGCAAAGTAGTTTTAATGAAAGAATAAAACTGCGAGAACAGGCTAAGAATTTAGGCGTACAAGGTGCTGAAGTTTTAGCAAAAATAATACAAGCTGAAACCCAACTTAATACTGCTTTATTGCAAGACCCAATGGGATATGCGTTTACACAAAAATCTAGCGGTGTGGTTAGAAGTGACTTTAATGTATTAAATCCAACAAAAGAAACATTAGAGCAAAGAAAAGCAAATGCTAAATTAGCTTCACAGCATTACACGAATGGGCAAAAAAACTTTCCTATACTAACATCTAGTGAAGCAGATGTATTTATTCAGGGCTTTGCTTTAATGACAGCTAATGAGCAGTCTAATTTAGCGCAAGTATATGGAGCTGATTCATATATCTGGGGATTGTTGTCAGACAAAAATCAAGGAGTGTATGCACAAGCGGGATCACATCCTAACAAAAATGTCAGTCAAAAAATATTTGATGGATTAGAAGCAATTAAAGCTGACCCTGCCCAAGTATCTGGCGAGGACTTTACAAAAACTTTTGAAACATATTTTTATAATTATATAGGTGAAGGAACAGTACCATATCAAGACGAGGCAGACTTGTATGATGCCGCCGTAGCTTTTTATGCTAGTACAGTACCGCAAGGGACTAGACTTATAAGTACTAAAAAGACATCAGAAGCGATCAAGTCTGTTATTGGTGAAGTTATTGATTACAATGGCTATAAAACGATACTACCTACAGATGTTACTGAAGATCAATTTGAAGATTATTGGGATAATATCACTTTGAATACAATAGCAAATATTATGCCTAACGATACAGAAAGCAGACAAAAACAAGTTTTAAGATTTTTTCAAAGTGGCGATGTGCGTATGCAGCAAGTAGCAGGCGGGCAATATATTGCAAGATTGGGCGATAAAGTTGCTGTACATGAGATTAATGGCAACCCTGTTTATTTTAATATTGATCCTTTTGTATCGCAAGCAAGATTTGAATTTCAACAAGAAGAAGCATCAAAAAAACAAGCCGCAAGAGCAGAGTCAATTAAACGATTGCAAGAGTTCAAAGAAACTGAAATAGGTGTAGCTCTGTAATGCCAATTTTATCTGAAAAAGGTAATAGACAGTTATTGCAAAATTTGCAACCTATGCAGTTTGACGTAGGTGATAACCCAACATTCGGTGAAACAAATAGTGCCGCATATCAATACGTGCGCGATGAAGAGCGATCTATATCTGCTAGCTTTAATAATCAATCCTATTATGACAGGCGCGAAACAGTATTAAAAGCTAAAGAAGACGGTATGGATTTATCTGCTTATACAAATATGTATGGTGAATTTAACTATGATAGATTGGCGGAAGATACTGGGCTTGTAAAATCAGATAGAGAAATATTTGACGAGCGTAATCAATTTTTAGAACAGCGCAGAAACCGCAATAAAGACATTATGGAAAGGGGCAACGGATTTGCACAATTTTTAGGCATGGCAGGTTCATATATTGTAGACCCTATTAATATAGCCACTTTACCTTTTGGTGGCGTAGGAACTACGGCAAAAAGTTTAAGCACGTTAAGTCGTGTGTTAGTTGGAGCAAGAAATAGCGCGGGCATTGCAGTTGCCTCTGAATCCGCTATACAACCATTAGTTTACAGCCACAAACAAACTATTGGTTCTCCGTATGAAGTTGAAGACGCATTACGTGTAATAGGTATCGTATCTCTTACAGCAGGTGTTTTAGGTGGCGGCATACAAGGCGTATCAGGTTATTTATCTAAAACAGCAGAAAAATCTGCAGAATATATTAAAACAGATTTATTTCCACAGGCTCCTTATAAGTATACTTCCCCTACAGTACAGGGCAATTCAGTAGGGATACCTACTTTAAAAAATATAGAAGCTACAAAACAAAAGATTTTGACAGAGCAAAAAGAAAAATTAGTTGCTCTTGCAGGCGAAGGCATTACTAGAGGTGAGCGCAAAAAAATTAATGAAAGCCTTGTAAATTTACGCAAGTCTCTAGAGGATTTAGAATCTGAGCCGTTATATGTGCCAGAGGTGGGTAAAGGTAAAAAGCGTAAAGCGGCTAAATTAAAACGTAATGCAGAAGTAAAACGCGCAGATAGAATTAGAGATATAAAATCTCAAATAAATAGACTAGAAACACAATTAAAAAAAGATCAACAAGCAGGTTTGGCAAAAGCAGACCTCAGCCGCATAGAGCAAGGCATATTGCCGCAAAGAGCGCAAAAAGAGCTTGATGATTGGATCACTAAAAGTACAACAGCAGAAGAAAAAGCTGTGTTTGCTATTGAGTTATTTGCTGAAAATTTAAGATTGCAAAAAGGGTTCAGAGCAGAAGAAGTAGCTTTAAAGGCGTTTGAAGCGTATGCAAAAGGAACGATAAAAAGTATTGATGAAGCTAGGGTTGTTGCAATTAAAGACCTAAATAAATCTATTGCAGAAGCTACTGATCCTAAAATGCGCGATGATTTAGTACAATTAAAAAATAAACTCGAAACTGCTGAAAACGCAGAAGATGCTTTTAATGATATATTCAAAACTAATATAGATAAAGATATTGAAATTATTGCAAACAATTCTAAGTTAGCTCGTGAGTTTGATAAGCGCACAGTAACACTCGATGAGCTAAAAGAGTTGCCTTTGCCCCCTGCGCCAAAAGCGCAAACTACATCTTTGCAAGCACAGGCTTTAGAAGATGCAGGATTTAGCCAACGGTTTGATCACGAAATGGCAGTTTATAATTCTATAGACGAACCTTTAGCTATAAAGGTTGCTGATGATGGCAAGCAAACGCTTGTTGATGCAAAACAAATAATAAAAGACATAGATGATGAGCTTGAAGGATTAGAGTCAATAATGAGGTGTACCCGTGGCTAGTTTTGATTATTGTATTAACCTTGCTGTTAAAGAAAATCGCATATCTAAAAAGATGGGCGATAAAATACTTGATTCAGAAAATCCTGTTGACGTTATAAAAAATATTGCAGGTGAGCTATCACAGCAAAAACGCGAAAAAGTAATTGACGCAATACGTCTTTCACAGAATATTGAGTATATTAATCAGCACCCAAAAGGTTTAGGGGCTGGCTTAGTATCTTTGCTATCTAAAGATGTTACAGAAAAAGCTAAATCATTTAATGTTGACTATTTGCAAAAAGTTTATACGCAAAGATTTGCGGCAATGTGGTCTGACGGTCTTGAGCGCTTTAGAACCAAAACATTTGGGTTAACGCAGGATTCAGATGGCATAGCAGAGTTTGTGCGAGCGGCACATGGCAAACAATCTTCTGATGCAACTATAAATGGATTAGCAAAAGCATGGCTAGATGTTTCTGAAGCTATGCGCGTCAAGTTTAATGAGGTTGGTGGCAACATTTCTAAGAACGAAGACTGGGTATTTCCGCAGGCACATGATGGTCGTTTAATAGAAAAAGCCACTGAAGACGGTTGGGTGAGTTATATAAAACCCTTATTAGATACAACTAAAATGCTTGACGATCTAGGAAAGCCCTTACAAGGTGACGATTTAGATGGAGCATTGAGGTATGTTTATCAAACAATTGTTACTGGTGGTGTAAACAAAGCGCAAGGGTTGCCAACGCCTAAAAGGTTAGCAACAAAACTAACACGCAAAGATAGTGAAAAAAGATTTTTATATTTTAAAGATGGTGATGCTTGGCTAGAGTATCAGAATAAATTTGGTAAAGGCGATGTATTGTCTACCATTACAGATTACATACAAACTAAATCATCTGATATTGCGCTTGTAGAAATTTTAGGCACAAATCCTAAAAATATGTATGAGTCTTTAAAAAATTACGCAATAGCTCAGTCTGCTAGACAAGGTAAAAAATTCAAAAATATTGGCTATTATAATTCTGTGTATAAAGTTGTTAGCGGTGAAATAAATGGCGGTCACATGACCACTACGGCTGATGCTCTCCAAGCACATAGAAACGTAGAAGTTGCGGCTAATTTAGGTTGGGCATTTTTTGCATCTTTCACTGATGTAGCTACATCGGCGTTAGCATCTCATTATAACAAGATGCCAATAGTAAAAACTTTTTTTAGACAGCTAGACATATATGCTTCACAAGTTGTTAACGGAAAGAAAGGAAAAGAGTATCGCGACTTTCTCACCAGAAGCGGCGTAATAATAGATACAATGATGGGCAGGGCGCACAATACAAACAGGTTTACAGATACCTATGGCACTGGATATACAGCAAAAGCGGCTGATTTTGTTTTAAGATTCACAGGGCTGACTAATTTGTCGCAATCTATGCAAAAAGGCTTTGCAATGGAGTTTGCAGGCATGCTGTCTGACAGCTTTAAAAAAGGATTTGATGAGCTAGACTTTAAAGAAGTTTTAGTTAGAAATGGTATTACAAAAGAAGACTGGGATAGTTTAAGAGCAACTAAAACAATCAAGTTTAGAAATGCTACATTTGCTGATTTAACTGCTGATAAAAGCATGAAATTTCATGCTATGGTTTTAAAAGAAATGGAGTATGCAACACCCATGCTTGATGCTAGAACGCAGGCAATTACTACAGGCGGTTTACAAAGAGCAACGGTAGGCGGGCAGGCTGTACGTAGTGTAATGCAAATTAAGTCATTTCCTATAACTGTAGCAATGAATCAATATAACAGGACTATGGCTCAAGCAAGCGCAAAAGGTAAGGTTGCGTATGGCGGTGCTTTTGTTTTAGGCTCAACCTTAATGGGCGGGTTGTCACTACAAGTAACTGACATGGGCAAAGGAAGAACGCCAAGAGAAGTTGATGGCAGATTTCTGTTTGATGCTTTTGTAAAAGGCGGCTCAGGTAGTTTAGTTACTGATATGTTATTAGTGAATCATACACAGTATGGTGCATCTATGCGCGAAGCATTATTAGGATTGCAAGCCGCAAGAGCAGAAAAGCTAGTATCTTTGACTGCGGGAAATGTGTGGCAGGCTATATCTGGAAATGAAACTAATATATTAGGGGAAAGTGTTAAATTTGTAGAAGATTTAGTGCCTGCTCCGTGGCAAACACAACTTATACAAGATTCAATATTTGATGCGCTACGCACTGAAGTTGATCCGCAATATCAAAAGCAATTAAGAAGCATATCACGTAGACGCAAAAAGGAATATGGACAAGACCAGTGGTGGGAGCGCGGGCAATCACCATTACAAAATATAGAGCAATTATCTGAATAGAGGATACTATGACAGTTACAGCAAATACAACTAGAAACGATTACATAGCAGGTTCAACAAGTGCAAATCAAGTTGACTATGAGTATACGTTTCAGATACACGAAGCGTCTGATGTTGATGTATACCTCAATGGTGTCAAGCAAACCTTAAATACACACTACACTATAGATGATATAGGCAATGCTACTGGCGGCACTGTTACGTTTACTTTGGTAGACGCAAATGGTGCTAGTATACCGCCACCAGAAAACGCAATAATTAACATTGTTATGGCAATGGATTTAGATAGAGATACCAACTATCAGCCTAGTGGTGCATTCTTAGCCGCAGATGTAAACAATGATTTTGACCGTCTATGGCTTGCTACTAACCAACAGCAGACAGCAGTCAATCGTAGCCTTAGATTGCAGGATGATGATGTAACTACGTCTAGCATGGAGTTGCCATTAAAGGATGCTCGTAAAGGCAAGCTGTTAGCATTTAACGCTACTACTGGTGATCCTGAAGCTACAAGCAATAATCAGTCTAATTGGGATTCAGCATATAACGACACAATAACGTCTGCATCATTTAGTGGTGGTAATTACACTCTTACGCAAAGAGATGGCGGCACAATAACTACTAGTCTTGATGGGCGTTACTTAAAACTATCTGGCGGAAATGTTACAGGAACAACAAGATTTATTGAAGGTTTGTTAGTTGACCAAAACAAAGCAATAGCATTTAACGGCTCACAGTTAGTAATGGGAACTACTGGCACTGAAAGTTTTATTATTGAGGGTGGGACAGGTGATTTAAGTATTGATGCCGCAAACCTTAATCTTAGAGCTTCACCTACAGTAAACTACATTACTGCCACTAATGGTGGTGCTGTCAGCCTATACCATAATAATAGCGTTAAGTTGGCAACTACTAGCGGTGGTATTAGTGTAACAGGCACAATTACTGCTACAGGCTACAATTCAAGTAACTGGGACAATGCCTACAATGATAAGATAAATTCAGTTAGTTACAGTAACAATACCCTTACGCTTACACAACAGGATGGGTCTACATTAACAACCACTATTGCAGGTGGCGGTGGTTCATCGCTTTGGTCTGCTAATAACTCTGATATTTACTATAACTCAGGCAGCGTGGGTATTGGCACTGATAGTCCTGCAAGAAAGCTAACAGTTCAAGGTGGCTCTGGTGATAACTTACCTGTTCGAGTTGTGGGTGGCTCTGGGACTACTAAGTCGCACATGGAGTTCCAAGATGCTTCAACGACAGCAGACTATAAGGTTACTTTAGGTTCGGTTGGCGATGGCATGAGTTTTCAGGCAGGTGGCTCTGAGCGCCTACGTATTGACTCATCAGGCAACGTAGGTATAGGTACTACTAGTCCTGATAATGTAGGCTCGTCAAAAACACTGCACATTAATGACAACACAAATGGTGGTGCTATAAGATTATCAGAAGGTAATACAAACAATGCTTTTGTGTCTTATGACGATTCTAATGGTATGCGTATACAGTCAATAGATACTATTGCTCTAAAGACTGCTAACGCAGAGCGTATGCGTATAGACTCTAGCGGCAAAGTAGGTATAGGTACTAGTGATCCTGCTACAGCATTAGACGTTAGTGGAGATATAACCTTTTCTGGCGTTGTCAATGCAGGTGACGGCTCTGCCTCTGCACCTTCATACACATTTGGTGATGACACAAATACAGGTATGTTTAGCCCTGCGGCTGACACCATAGCATTTTCTGAGGGTGGCGTAGAAAGAATGCGTATTACCTCATCAGGCAAAGTAGGTATTGGCACTACTAATCCATCACAAAGACTTCATGTAAATGGGGGCGTTCAAGGCAACAGATTTATTGCAACAAGCAATAATAACACTATTGCAAGTGCAGGACTTTATGGCGGTATAGGATTAACAATTAAGCACGTTTATAGTTCATCTAGTACAACCTATGCAACCATGATTAGCTTCACAAATAATTCTAATGGCGAAGCAGGAAGAATACGCACACATGGTAGTTCAACACAATATGTATCCACATCTGATGAAAGACTTAAAGAAAACATCCAAGATGCAGGGGATGCAGGTAGTAAAATTGATGCTATTAGAATCAGACAGTTTGACTGGAAAGGAAGTGGAGAGCATGAAGACTTTGGTGTTATCGCACAAGAGTTACAGTCTGTAGCACCTGAAGCTGTATCTGAAGGAGAAACAGCAGATGACATGATGGGTGTTGATTATAGTAAACTCGTACCAACCTTAATTAAAGAGATACAATCACTACGCAACAGAGTTGCAGAACTGGAGAATAATTAAATGAACTTTAACATTTCAACCTTAGAAAGAAACTCAGATGACGGTGTAGTTGTAGCTCACTGGCAGGTGAATAAGGCGCAAGGCGAGAACGTAGCATCTTCGTATGGTACGGTTAGCTTTACCCCAGACTCATCTGCTGAAGGCTATGTAGCTTATGCTGACCTTACAGAAGCTAATGTAATAGCATGGGTACAAGAGGCTGTGGACACTGAGGCTCTTGAAGCATCACTAGATGCTGACCTAGCTGAACAAGCATCACCATCAATAGTTACAGGAACTCCGTGGTAATGATTACTATTGACGACAAAACTTATACAGAAGAAGATTTAGATGATGCACAACTTGTGCAGGTGGAGCGTGTTAATGCACTGCAAGCTGAACTAAATCATTTACAAATGCGCGCACAGGAACTCAACATTCTTATAAGCGCGTATGCCAATTCTATTAAAGAAAGCCTTGAGGAAAAATAATGTCAAACTTAGAGCCAAGAGTTAGCAAGCTAGAATGGCGTGTAGATAATCACTCTAATCAACTAACAAGATTGCATAATCAAACATCTGAACTAAGAGATGAGTTACACAATATTAACAGATCATTACTTCAGATTAAGTGGTTAGCACTTGGTGTTGGGCTTGTGATAGTAGGTGAGTCTCTTGGTTTAGGCGGCATGATGAGAGTGCTTGGAGTGTAATATGTGGCAATCATTAGTAGGTCCTATTGCTAACATTGCAGGTGGATACCTAAAGAATAAAGCAGAAGAAAAGCAAGCCAAGCATGAGGCTAAAATGAAAGTCATACAGAGTGATGGTGACTGGGAATCTAAAGCTGTAGATGCTTCTGCTAACTCATGGAAGGATGAGTTCTGGACACTTGTATTAGCTGTGCCTATCTTTATGATTGGTTACGCAATAGTAGTGAATGACCCATCAGTAATTGATAGGGTAGAAGATGGCTTTGTTGCCTTGTCTAACTTACCTGAGTGGTATCAGTATCTACTATTCATTGCTATCTCTAGTTCGTTCGGTATCAAGGGTGTATCTAAGCTAATGAGTTTGCGTAAGTGAGACTGCTGTTACTGTTATTTTCTGTGTCAGTGTATGCGTCAGACAGCCAACAGAACGGTGATTTGAACAACAACACACAAGACTCTACAGTTAATAGTAACAATGTTACGACAAGCACCACAACTCAGAACGTAGGGGCAGGGGCAGGGAAGCCTAACCCAGTAAACACTGCTATATCTCCATCTCTTATGTCATCAGGGCAAGATACTTGTTTACGATCTGCCAGTGGTGGTATGCAAATAGATGTATTAGGCATCAATGGTGGGCGTTATGTGCAAGATGAAGAGTGTAACAGAAGGAAGGACAGCAAAGTTTTAAAGGACATGGGTATGTCTATCGCGGCAGTAAGCCGTATGTGCCAAAACAATAATAACTGGACAGCCATGTTTATCGCAGGAACACCATGCCCCATATTAGTCAATGGTCGCATGGTCTTTGGTAAGAATGCCTTTATAGCCATGAAGAATAACCCGACATTATTTATTCCTGACTATGAAGACAAAGAAACACACTACAACCAACTACTAGGAATAGGGGTAACAATAGATGAAGAAGATACTAGCGACAATCTTAGCGTGTCTGAGCGTTTCCGCCCACAGCATTAATGTATCTAACTTAGTTGATACCAGTCAAAGCATTGTTGACACGTTTGACTTAGGCATACAGAGAGTATCTGCATTACAAACATTATCTGATCAGGGGTTAATTGCACCTGACAGTGTGGTGGATGATAGCAAGCTAACTTATGAGCAAGCTCAAGCCTACAATGATGCTTTACAAATGACAACGCAAGCAGTCTATACAATGACCGCTAACGAGTTTGTAGGCGAACAGGTAGATCAGGCTAAGATGGAACTTAACACGGCTGTAAGCGCATTTGTGGGCGCGTCAGAGGTATTGATCAAAGCTGTTGTTGTTAATGACATGGCAGTAGAAACAGAAGAGAGTGGTGATGCTGTACAGGCACAAGAGATACAGTCGTTTATTGCTAACAATGATGTTGAGATTACTGACACTCATGTTGATGCCTACAATGATTCCCTCGATGCAGTAGAAGAGACGGCTCAGACCTTTGCCGCATTCGTGGCAGTGCAGAATGATGAAGGCTTAGTGCAAGATATGCAGGCAGAAGTAGATATGATGGGTGATGACTTTATGAATGCTTATAATGCGTCATTTGATTCATCTACTGGTTATGCTTCTTTATCTTTCCATACGACTAACGTGGTTATGATGTACAGCTTAGAAGGTGCATTTGTAAGTGCGGCTGATGTCTTAGGTGCGGGTCAAGAGGGTGAGTTCTATCAGACTGGACCAACTGCTGACAATTGTTTTTACTGTGAGGAATACTAGTGCTTGCTGATACAGAAGTTAATATAGGTGGCACCAAACTTAAAGGTGTGTGGATTGCCATAGTGCTGACGATAGGTACTTCGATAGGGGGTACTGTATGGACAGCCAGTAGTTTGTATTCAAGGCTAGAGACTGTAGAGGCTATACAGATACCTGATACATCAGAGATGCAAGAGCAGTTAGTAGGTTTAGGAAGTAACCTAGAGACTATCATGGAGCGTCAGAAAGAGTTGATAGCTTTGCAGGAAAGAGTAGTCGATGTTGAGAAGCTAGTCACAGAGATGCAGGTAACAGTAGAAAAAGCTAAGATAGCCACAGAGAATAGTGATAAGATACAGGGTAGGCTAGATAAGATTGATAAAGAAATAGATAGTATCTGGCAAGGCATGGACTACCTATCAAATCCGTATCGAGGTGAATAATGTTTAAGTATTTTAAGCTGAGTGAGTTTGACTGTCAGTGTACTGGCAACAATGAGATGAAAGAAGAGTTCATCCACAAGCTAGATGAGTTGCGTGAAGCATGTGGGTTTAGCTTTAACATTACTTCTGGTTATAGAGACCCATCACATCCTATCGAGGCTCGTAAATCTAAGCCCGGAACACACGCACAGGGTATAGCGGCAGACATAGCTGTAGCTAATGGTGCAGAGAGATACAAGATTGTTAGTGAGGCTATGCGTCTAGGGTTTACTGGAGTAGGTGTTGCTAAGACATTCATCCATGTGGACATCCGAGAAACTACACCAGTGGTCTGGCAATACTAGGCTAGTAAAGACTTACGTCTAGTTTTCTTTTTAATCTTCTTAGGTTGAGAGCTGTACTGTTTACCTGCGGCAGTATCTCTTCTTTTTTTTGCGGATGTGGCGGCATACTCTTGAGGGCTGAGTGCCTGTCTTGCTTTTCTAGGCAGGTATCTTTCCCCTGTAGCCTTTGAACCCTGAGTGCTAGGCTTCCCTGATTTAGTTCCCCAGTCCTGTTTAGTCCACTGTTTTAGGCTTCGCTGTGATTTAGCAAGCATTACTTGTACCCACCGCCCTTAGCTTTGTACATACGAGCAAGCATCTGCGCCTTACGCGCTGACCATTGTCCTGCTCTACCACCCTTGCCGCCTGCTTTGATTCTGTTAAACAGGTTCTTACGCATGGTTGGCTTGGTATAATTACCTGCCGCGTTTACTGCCATTGCCCATTCCTAGTAATGACTTCTTCTTTTTCTTCTTAGGCGGTCTACCCACCTTAGAACCGTATGTACCTTTACCGTATGGCATGTTTATCTCCTACCA